GAAAGCAGCGGCCTCTGGCGAACACCGGAGACCGCTATCTTTTTAATCTTTTTTGTAAAATGGCGTTTCATACCCATCGCCTCTAATCAGGATATCTGGCATCCAGTCTGGAGACCTACTCATGATATTGCAGATGGATTTGTAATCAACATCTTGGCTGCATTCGATGATGAGCTCATCATGGACATGACCGCAGATAAAGCAGTGGGAGAGGTTACGCATAGCAAAACAGAGAAGATCTCTGGAGACTGCCTGCACGATGTTCTCAACGAATTTTGGGCCGTAGCTTTCGATGCGTTCCCATTTCTTGGTAGAGCCGATGCCTTCATAGGTTACGGATTCACCGCCGAATCGATTTTCTCCGATGCGAGGTTTAACGTAGCTAAGAGTTCTACCGGAAGGAAGCTTGATGAAGAGCATTCCACTTCGACAGAGGAATTTGATTCCATTTACCTCTGTAGGAACCTTCATTTTGATAGCAGTCTTAACTGCATTATCTACATTCCACCAGAAGGCGGTAATATTTGGATTGGAGGCACGCCAGGAATCAACCAGTGGCTGAAGTTCATCCTCTGTTAATCCCATATCCAAAGCTCCCATAGATATCAGAGCACCGACGGAACCACCATATCCTAAGGCAAGCTCTGCGATTTTACCCTTCTGTCTGAGATGTGAATTGATACCGTGCTTTTCGACCGGTACACCAAACATTTGACTGGCAGATGCACAGTAGATGTCCTTACCTTCAGCGAATACTTTGGAACGCCAGGTTTCACCTGCAAGGTATGCCAGAACTCTGGCTTCGATTGCAGAGTAGTCAGATACCACGAATTTGTATCCCGGTCTTGCAATAAAGGCGGTACGAATCAGCTGGCTTAAAGTATCTGGGATATCATCGTAAAGCAGTTCCAAAGAATCATAATCACCGGTACGGACAAGTTCACGAGCATCAGCAAGGTCATTCATATGATTTTGCGGTAGGTTCTGTAACTGAATCAATCGTCCGGCCCATCTTCCTGAACGGTTTGCGCCGTAGAACTGAAACATACCGTGAGCCCTGCCATCCTTGCAGACGGCATTCTGCATTGCTTGATATTTCTTTACAGAGGACTTAGCAAGCTGAAGCCTGAGTTTAAGTGCAGCAGCCACATCACCGGCGGTATCTTTTATCATAGCTGCCACATCTTTTTTACCAAGGGACTCAGCCTCAATGCCGTTATCAGAGAGCCACTGCTTCATCTGAACTACTGAGTTTGGATTATCAAGGTTAGTAATATTCTGCATAGCAATCATAAGCTCTGCTTTGGACTTTTCATCAAATGCAATAGCATTTTCTACCACATCCATATCCAGCATAATTCCGCGGTCATTGATTTCCTGGTCAAGATGGTATTCTTCCCATACGAAGTCAGGAACCGGGAATTTAGATAATCTCTGTTTAATCGCCATTTCTACGTCAACATCACGTTTGTTATAGGTTTTGAAGGTTTCCCATTTATCAGGGGCATGCTCTGGAAGGTTTCTGGTTCTGCCGCCATTTACCTTAGTCGGCTTGCAAGGGCAGCAGAAGTATTTGATGAGATCTTTGCCTTCCTTCATTTTCTGATCTTGTAGTTTAAGGACTGCACCGACACCTTCAAGGGAGAGCGGTAAGCCCATATAGGCTGACCATATCATGGTACACTTCCATGAGGCTGGATCCAGATATTTGGAAGCAGGATCTTCCGGAATACTGTAGCCTTTGAAATGCGCAGGGTGATGTTTTCTAAGCCAGTTGGATAAACAGATTCTTTCAAAATTGGCATTGAAAGCCCATTTTGTAACGGTATAATCAGATAATGCTGCAAGGATATCATCGGGGATGGTATCACCACAGGCAAGGTCAAATACCTGTACATCACCACCATCAATTGATACACCGAACAGTAGTATCTCAAAATTTTCAGACTCAGCGTATTTATAGGCTCCACATTTGGAGATATCAACATCGCTGTAGGTCTCTAAATCAATTGACATTTCTTTTATCATAATCTCATTCCTTTACAAAAAGGGCAGCAGCACCGGGGAGTACTGCCGCCTTGATATTAGTTTCCTTTTGGGGTCTGCTCTTTTGGCTGGAACCATTTTGCTTTTGGGAAAAGCCAGTGAAGGAAACGTTTTGCAACACCCAGGAACCACTTCCAGATTGCAGCAAGTCCCATTAACCAGAAGCCAGCTAAGAAGCCTAAAAGGGATCCGCGGATAATAGCATCTAATATTTCGTTAATAGAATCCATAGTCATAATATTTTACCTACTTTCTTTGATTGTCACAGGCGGCAGCAGTATTACCACCGCCTGCTTGGTTGTCGTTGTTACGTTTGATTTATTCAAGGAAATCGTCTTCTTCATCAGAAGCGAAATCATCCTCAGCTCTGGACTTGCTGCCAAGAGGTTCACCGTCTCGAATCTTCTGGAGATTATTGAGACCGCAAGCAATTCCCTTGTTGCCGTTGCTGTTAAAAGCGTAGAGGTTGATGGAAGCTCTGCCGTAAACACCGGAATATACTTCGGATCTCTCAAGAAGAGGCTGACGGTCTGCATCCACGATGCCAGGTGCAGAAGCGCTGTTCGCATTGATGAAATATGCATTTGCATATGCCGGATCGTCAGGTCTCTCTAAGTCACCATCACGAAGAGGTGTTTTAAGGATAGAGAGCGCAGGAACTGTCTTACCATTTCCCTTGAGCTTGCTTTGACCTTCCTCATAAGCGGCTTCGATAGCTGCATTGATCTTGTTAACGGTTACGGTGTCGGACTTGGGAATGATGAGGGAGACGCTGTACTTCGGTGCGCCTCCGTTGATGCTCTTGGCATCCCATACATTCGCATAGCTCCAACGTGTGTTTACTCCTGTGATTACCTTTGTAGGGTTCTGAATCTTTGCCATAATATTGGTCCTCCTTTATTTGTCTTGTGGTATAAGTCCACGGAATCATTTCGTGCTTTGCACTTTCATGATTCCTACGTAAATTCGCAATCCGCCTTATCAGGCTACTTGCTCATTTCCGTTGTCGTCTCTAATGCTTAAACAGATATGTCTGCGAGCAGCCAATCTGTTTTAAGCATTGAGACTGGACTTATACGCTAAAATCATCTATTGCTGTATTCATTGCCGGTCTTTTATCAGATTCCGGTACCAATGTTGGTTTACCTGGTGGCTTATACACAAGCTCACCTAATAGCTCTTCGAATTTCTTCTTTCCGAGCAATGTGCTCATGGCAGTGATGCCAAGTAGCTTTTTCTCATACGGGTCGTAGCCCGCGTCTTTTACTTTGGATGCCACAGCGGCTTCATCAGTAAATTTTCTATTGGATCTTCCTTCTACGATTTTCCAACCATCGAAGTGAACACCGGACTGAGCCTGCTGTAAGGCATATTCTTTGATGTCATTTCCCCAGGAAATCATTTCATCTACCTTTGCTAAGATAGCGGCGATTTCTATGTCATCCAGGGTGGCTGGCATTTCAAAGTCATATTTTGCAAGCTCAAGATTGTATTCTGCACGCTTTCTGCAGGTGGCTTTTACCTTACAGAACTGACAGTGGTCACCGGCTTTGAATTCGCCTTCGCCTACATATGCAAGCTGTGCAGTAGGTGCCAGAATTTCATCAGCCCATTTCAGAAGCTCATCTTTGGAAATGGTGTAAGTACTGACGTTGTCACGTCTTGGTTGGAAGATGGTCATCTTAATCTGATTGATGTCATAGATATCACCGAAGGCTTCTAAGGCACCTAAGGCGTAGCACATCATCTGACTGTTGCCACCGTGTTCCTCATCGCCTGCACTTACGAGAACACCGAGACCGTGCTTGTAATCGATAATCTGCAGAACTTCATCTGCAACGATGACACAGTCACCGGTTCCAAAGCCGTTTTCAACCCAGCGGGAGAAGTCCAGTCTTCGCTCAATCATGACCTGTGGATCCTTACAGAATTCCTTGGCTACTTCGATTTGTTCCAAAACATAATTCCTGTATTCCTCTGCGCAGTTTTGCATTTCAGCATCGTAGAAG